ATGTGGTGGACTGGCATCACCGATCCCGTAGAGATCGCCGTCAGGCTCACAAGGCTCTTGATCGAACGATATATCGGATCCATCCTCACGACCGGCCGATCGCGCAAGACCGCCGCGAATCATGTCGCTGCGATCAATGTATTCTGCCGGTGGCTGGCGGCCGTAGGACTGATCGGTGACAATCCCTCCGCAGGCATCCACATTGCCGCCGGCGATGTTGCAGTCCCACGCTACCTTGAACCTGATGAGATCGTTCGTGTCATGGAGATTGCCCGGTCGACCGGCACCTGGCCCGAGGTCGCCCTAGCACTTGCCACGGGCCTTCGGCTCGGCGAACTTATACGGCTCCAGTGGACTGACGTCCACACCGAGGGCCGCTGGCTGCTCGTGCGGCAGAGCAAATCGCATCGGCCGCGAACGGTACCCCTGAGCGTTGCGGCGCTAGATGCCTTGGCCGTCCAGTGGCAAAAGTCGGGGAACCTTAGCTACGTCTTTCCCGCCCGCCGTACCTATCGGGGAGGCTGGAAATATATCGACGCGGCCCGCCATTCCTCGTGGTGGCTTCGGGCGATGAGGCCGGTCCAAGATGCGATCCCGAAGTTCCGCCAATCCGCCGGCACGGGCCGGGCATGGCACTTATTCCGCCACACCTTCGCCTCCCGGCTTGCACAAGCGGGCGTGAGCCTGTACAAAATCGCTCAATGGATGGGGCACTCGGATATTCGAACAACTCAGATTTACGCCCACCTTCAGGCGGGCTTCGATCCGGACATCGAGGCAGGCGCCACGGGCCTTACCAAGGAGCCCATGCTATGATCCACCACGAATGCACGAATTGCGGCGAACCGCTCGTTTCCGAGCGATCGTCGTTTGGTCTTCTGGTCAGATGTCCCGCCTGCAAGACCCACCTCCGCGCCGTGCCACCCGGCGTCGACGGCGATGACTATGCCGCCGTCCTCGCCGAGCGCCGATGGTCCCGGACACGCAGCCAGTACCGATGGTCGGTCGCCCTGCTTGTCGTCCTGGGCCTGGGTGCGACGGTCTTCCTGATATGGAGATTCGCTTATCTGCCTGCCCATGAGATGAACATGGCCAGGCGAGTATGGGCCGCCGAAGCCGAGGCGAAAGCCCGCCAGCACCTGGCCGTTCACGGCGACGCCGATGGCGCATGGAGCGCCGCAAAAGGCTATGTCACTCAGCGTCTGATCTCTCCCGGCAGCGTCCGATTTCCCTGGCCGGAAAGTCTGGATCAAGTAGCCGTCGAAACTTCCACCGGCCGCTGGCGCGTCGTCGGCTGGGTCGATTCGCAGAATCGCTTCGGCGCGGTCATCCGCAGCAATTTCACATGCCAATTGCAGTATGACACCGGAAAGTGGCGATTGATCTCGCTGGAGATGGCGGAACGTTAATGGCGCTTCGGCAAAGGTCGGGTCTGATCGCGTTCCTCGCCGCTATCGGGCTGCCGATCATGCCTGCCCCCCCGGCCTGCTTGCCGCATACCGGCAGGTCCGGTAGATAGGCGGGCTGTCGCCAGGTCGTGCCAATAACCGGCGGGGCGGTTACTTTTTCTCGAACTGGCAGCCCTGCCCCTCCAGCGTCGCCTCCCAGCAGAATAATTTCCCCTCGCCCGTGGCATTGTTAAGACTCATGGAGGCAATCGTCCCGGTAACGGCCAGCTTGTCGCCCGGCGAGTAGTTCGGCCGCACATCGGCGAAAGCGCGGATGTGGATGACCTGTTTTCGCGTCTCGCTTAGAATTGGGCCCGGATAGATGATGCTGGAATTCGCCCCGGTGCCTCGCTGGCCCGGGCCGCGCTTGACCACAATCCTGTCGCTCTGGTATTCCATTTCGACCACGTATACCGTCTGCGGTTCACCCGCATCGCCCCTGGGTGGCGTTATCACCTCGCTGCCGACGCAGATCACCTTGCCGGTCAGCTGAAATCCGTTTCCAGCGATGATCCCCAGGCCCGCCGTCTGCCGCCCCCGTCCCTGCGAAGCGACCTTTCGGACGAATGCATCGAGCTCCTTCACCCCATAACACGTCACGGGCGCCGCCGTCTCGGCGCTTTCGGCGCCTTCAGGGCCTTCGCCGTCCTGCGTGCCCTCCTCCGGCGTGGGGTCATTCGCGGCCTCATCCTGCTCATCGCCGCCGACGACTTCGACGCTGTCGCCCAGCTCCATCATCGGCTCGTCGGGCCCGCCGCCGCTCTCGGCCGCCGAAAGCTTGCCCTCGAGGTCCTCGATCTGCCGCTCGAGCTCGGCGATTCTGTCGTCCCGCTGCCTGATTGTCGCCTCCAGCAGCTTCACCTTGGCTTCGAGCTGCCGGATTTGTTCTTTCTCGCCGTCGGCGGCCGCGGGCCGGCAAAGCACCCCCATGGCGCATATGGCGATTGCGATCATTGCATTCTTCACGGCATGCTCCTTCCCATTTAATTTCCCGAATTGCGCCACCCACGACCCCGAGGTCGGCGATATTATTCTACCACGCCGCCGGCGGCGTGCAACGAAATTGCGGCCCCTCACCGGCGCCGCGCCCAGTTCGGCCGGTTCAATTTCTTGCCATAGGTCTGCCGCATCTCCTCGCGAAGCTCGGATTGCGGCCCGCCGGGCTCTTCTGTCATGCGGATGTCCCACGCCTCCAGCTCCTCCAGCGGCGTCATGTGCCGCAGAGGGAAATATTCCAGCGGATACCATTTGGCATGCGGATAATCGATGATCTCCCCGTCGATCCGCTCGTCCACCATCGGCGCGGCCTGGCGGCGCGGCATGCCGTAGACCGGGACCTTGATCGTCTTGGGAATGTAGCACAGCAGCGACCCCTCGCACCATATCCGATTGCAGTGAAGGTCTGCCGGCAGCTCGGTGATGTCGGTGTGTTCGATGTGCAGATCGCCCCACCCGAGCCACAGCCCGGCTGGTAGCTTTGCCATCTTCCGGCAGCCGTACAGGTCCAGCCGGCCGTTGATGTTCATGTCGTCGCGCAATCGCTCGAGCTGGGAATATTGCAGGTACAGGTTGTGCCGCACCCGCATACGCGGGATCGTCGCCTCTGGCCAGCGGTCAAGGCGCAGTTCCTGGCTGACTGGTATCTCCTCCATTGCCAGCCGCCGCCGCAGCTCTCGGTCGAGTTGATCCGCCGCTTCTGCCAGCATGTCCGGATACTGGCGTATCCATCCGCTCTGTTGGTCGGTAACGCGCAACTCATAAGTCTCTGGCGTGAAATAGTCCAGCCCCCTCCGCGTGGAGTAGTTGACCGCCGCCAGCATATCGATGTCGCTCTGGCCGGGCCTGGGCGTGCGGAGCCTAAAAGCGCGCTCGATCTTCGAATGCATACTAGAGTCTTCGAGATACCAGACCCTGCCATCCCTGGTAATCATGGCGGCGATATCGCGTCCCATCAGTTAACCCTCTTTCGCGGTGCGAGGTACAGCGTCTCTTTGTCGCTCCCATCCTCAAGCTCGTCGTACATTTCCATCATCCCCTCGGCGCTGTCGGCGATGGTGCCAGGGTCGTGGGGGCGTGGCAATATCTCCCAGCCCGCCGCTGACGGCGAGGGGTGGGTCGCGTTGGTGCCGCTGGTGGCTAGGTAGACCTGGCGGTAGTCCGGCAGGTTATAAGCAACGCCGGCGTCATCCACGCTCGTGCTCTGCCTCCGCGGCGCCGACCCGCCGCTGCGGCCGTCGCAGTAGTACCACCCCCGCCAGTCGGCGGTCGAATCGTCCTTAAAGTCCAGCGAGTCGATCGGCCGATCGTAGAACCCGTCGCCGTCGATCCAGTACTTCCCCCCCTGCTGCCGGCACGGCACGATGTCGCCCGCGCGGACGTTGCCGCCGATTCCCGGCAGCCACACCTGGCAGTACTGGTCGGCCGTCGTGCTGTCCAGCGTCTCGGGCGGGGTGCCTATGAGTGTTCCATCCTCCAGGCAAGGCCAGCCATAGAAATGCGACATAACCTCCGGGTCGTAGTTCGGAGGCCCCCCTGCCGGGCAATAGATCACCGCGCAGTCATCGCTCCTTGCCGACGGCGGGAATGCCTTGACCCACCTCTTTATCTCCGGCACGGCGATCAGCGTCACCCACTCCCCATTGCTGTGCACCTTCCAGCCGGGCACGATGTCGGCCGGCCGCCCGTCGGTCCGCCCGCTACAGTCAAAGCCGATGACGTCCAAGTCGTATTCCGGGTCGTCCGTGTCGGCGACCTCCGCCAGTTCGCCGGCCTCATCGTCCCATGCCAGTTTGCGGAGGGTATACTCTTCGGTGTCGGGATCGTACTCCTTGATCTTATACCACAGCTTCTTGTAGACCGGCCGGCGGCCGCTGCCGCGCTTGCCGCCCGGCGGGCCAGACCCGCCTCCCTCGATCTTCCTGACGGCACGGGCGATCCGCCGCGCCGCCCGGCCAGAGAATTGGTATGCCTCGTCGCTCACGGACCAAGTCCCAGCGCCGCCCAGCTTACGTCGGCGTACTCCCTGAAGTACAACCAGTGCGGCGGATCGCCCAGCGGGATCCTCGTGCCATCGGCGGCCAGCAGAACCAGCTCCCCATTGGGCGTCAGCTGCACGTTCCCGTCGGCATCCTTGTACTTGACGCCCTGATCAAGTATGCATCGCCACCATGCCTTTTCGTCCGGCACGTCGGCAGGGGTGTTCATTCGGAACTGCACCTCGTAACGCGCCCGCCAGTACGCCACGGCCGCATAGACGCTACGGGCCTTGATCTTGCCCATCTTCGCTCGCCCGACCGCTGCCCCGTAGAACACCTCGGCGCAGATCGTATCCTGATACGTCAATTTCGTCGTTGGGCTGAACGACGCCTGATTGCGCTCGATGATCAGCACCGGGTCGGAAATATCTCTCATCAAGGGCGGGTCGAACGGCTCGCCCATGGAATTGACGACCTCTTCGCCGTCGATGTCCATGTCATACAGCACGCTGTATTCGCCGTCGTCCCATGAGATATCTGCCGGCTCGCTGAGGGGATCCTCTTCCTGCGGAAAGGTCACAAGCCCGCCAGTGACATAGACGATCTTCACGTCCCAGAGCGTCGGCCCCCGCCGGTTTATCTGCGGCACCCCGCTGTAGAAGTTCGCCGCATCCGGATGCGCCGTTCCCGGCGCCGGCAGCGCGGCGGCCACGACGATCTGTCCATCCGCCGGGTCGTCAGTGATCACGGTGCACGCTCGCGTCATCCGGTAGGCGGACTCGTCGCCGCTGTACTCCACGCCCGTGTAGCCGTATCTCACCTCGACGACCGCCATCATTCCCCCTCCCCGCAGGGGGCCGGCGCATCTTCGCTATCGGTCTGCTGCGGCCTCGGCCCATACCCCACACGGACGTTGTAGAAATTGCTTCTGCGGGCTATGAGAACCCTGCCGTTCGCGCGGAGGCCGACGGAAAAGATCATCGGTTCCTTCGCCACAAGTGATGCATCCAGCGGGTGTGGCTCACCCGGCTTTGGGATCGCCACCGGCCCCTCGGCTTCTACAATTCTTTTAGCCTTTCTCTTGGCCTTCTTGCCGCCTGTAGCCTTTCTCTTGGCCTTCTTGCCGCCTGCATCATCGTTGACCCCGCAAAGCGGATTGCCGCCATCCCAACTCGCCTCGGCAACGATAGTGAGGTCGTCGCCCTCGATCGGCCTGTCCAGCACCACCGAAAACGTCCGCTGCACCGCGCCCGGGCGGTCGCAGCCCAGCCCCTCGGCCACGCTGAGCACCTTCGATTGTCTCTTCGGCTCGTCCATTTCGACCTCAGAAATCCGCCACAAGAACCTTTGTTCGGAGCCGTTCCGGCAGCTCGCGTATCGCCTCCAGCGTTTTCTCGCTCGTACGGGCGCTCCGATCAGTGTTCTTGGCCACATCCTTCAGCCTCTTCTCGCTCTCGGCCATCGGGTTGTAATGCCCGGGCGCCCGCGTCATGAATCCGCGGTCGACCGCCGCTATCGAGACCGGCCCGGGCGGCTGGAAATCCTGCCGCGCCTTCTTTTCCAGATACCCGTATTTCTCGGCGATCAGTCCCCGCTCGATCTCGTTTCTGGCCGCGGCCAGTTCCTGTTCCCGCGCCGCCCGCAGAAGCGCCAGTTCGCGGTCGAGCCCCGTCTTTGTCGTCTCGATCCACAGCCGCAGGTTCTCATCGGCCAGCTGCTTTTCCCGGCTCATCCGTTCGGCGTCGGCCGCCCGCCAGCGGGCGTCTTCGGCGGCCTGCTGGGCCTTGGCCGGGCCCATGTACCCCGCCCGCCGGGCCTTCTCTATCCGGTCCAGTTCCTCGCGGAGCCGCTGGGCCGGGGTCTTCAGGCCCTCAATGGTCTGTTCGGCGAAGGCCTTCAATTCCTTCTGGCGGCTCTCGATAGCCGCTGCAAGTTCGGCGAACTTCATCTTGGCGATGTCCACGCCCGAGCTGATCCCCTCCGCGAGCATCCTTCCCAGTTTCAACACGCCCTTGCCGAGCATCTGTCCCTCGACGTCCGTTCGCGCCAGTATGCCGATGTCGCGCTGGAGCGTCCGGATCTCCTCATCGACCATCTCGATATTGCGGACGGTCGTCCCGAAGCCGATGTCCTGGCCTTCGCGTCCTGCCTTCTGTAATTCCGCCCTGAACTCTTTCAGGAAATCCAGCCGTTCCCGAAGCCTTGCCGCCTCCTGGCCTCCCATCTCCATGCCGCCGATCCGCAGGAAATCCCGCTGGTACTGCTGCCCCAGATCGACGCGTCTCTCCAACTGAAACTTCTTGACCATCTCCTGCCAGTCTGCCGCCTCCTTCAGCTGCTTCTTAGCCCCCTCGCTCATCGGCGTCGGCACGCCCTTGTCCTGCATGATCTTGTATTGCAAATATCCCCCGGCGCCCAGAGCTGCCGCGCCGGCGGCGATTCCGCCCGCCGCCGCGGCAGCGCTGCCGCCGATGGCGACCAGCGCCTTTGCGGCCTTGGTCAATCCCCATACCTCGGCGGTGAGTATCGCCACAGTCTCGATACTCTGCCTGTTGCCGTAAACCCACTTGGCGTTCTCGCCCAGCCAGCTGCCGATCGCCCTTACATTGGCCTCCACCTCCCTGCGGTGCTCCCTGAGGTAATCCGTCGCCATCGCCACGGTTGGTATGAATGCCTTGCCAAGCTCTTCCCGGATGTCGCCGACCATATTGGTGAACTGGGCGAGCTTTCCCGTCGCCGTTTCGGCCTCTGCCGTCGCCAGCGAGAAGCTTTCCGCCCCAATCTCCAGCAGCCTGTTAAACTTCTCCTGCGGCGTCAGCGTCGCGTCCAGCTTGATGCCGTAGCGGGTGAGTTGCGCCGTGTCGCCGGCGGCAGCCCTGGCCACCAGCAGCATTGCCGTATTGAGGTCTTTTCCGATCCGCCTCGAGAGCCCGATCGCCGCATATGTCGCCTTCTTCAGCCCCTCGCCCTCAAGCCTGCCCAGGCTCGCCAGCAGCTTCATTCCCGTCAGTACCGCCTCGTCGCCTATGATGGTCACATCCTGTATATCCGCTGCGAGTTTCTCCATCTCCGGCAGTTGTGCCCGCGCCCCGAGTAGCTCCAGCGCCGCCCCGAGGTTATTGACGGCCTGCTCCTGCACGCCCCACGCCGCCAGTCCCCGTGAAATCTCCCTCTGGATGGCGTATATGCCGATCCCCCCGATCGCCAGGTTCCGGAGGCTCAATATCCTCTTGCCCAGCCCGGCCAGTCCCTTCTGGGCGGCCGCGAAGCCCTGCCCCGTGCGGTTCTGCGCCGCGATCACAATTTCGAGGGAGCGTTTTGCCATCTCTTAGGCCCGGCTCATCTGCCTGCCGGGTGTCTTCCCTGCCTGCCGGCAGACAGGTCGTTCATAATTTCCGCCTCGATCCGCTGCTGTTCGCCCCAGATGAATCCGCAGGCCCGCAGGAACGCCGCCGCCTGGTCCAGCGCCCCCCCGGGCTCCGGCGCCAGTCCTCTGCGGAACAGTTCGGCGTACTCCAGCAGTTCCCATATATCCGCTCCAATCTCGCGCCTCGGGCAGCCGGTGAGCCTCACTATGCCGTCATGGCACTTTTCGCACCCGGCCCCGTCGCATGCGGCGCACTGGGTCTCATAAGGCATCGCCGCCGTGGGCGGTGTTACGGTTGCCCGGCCGCTGCCGGACTGTCCGCCGCCGGCGGAACAGGCGCCGCACTGTCCTTGCTTGCAGATCCGTTCGAAGCCGTATTCGACGGCGAGCCGTAAAAATTTACATCGGGCGCCCACCCCCACGCCCGGTATATCAGTTCCTGCGCCTCATGGTATGTCAGCACCGTGTCGGCCTCGGCCGGGTCGTAGGGGATTTCCCTATCGTCGCGGTCCCGCAGGTTCCGCCAGCCGGCCAGGACGAACCGCAGGGTCGCGAACGTCTTGTCGATCACGCCGGCGGCCGTATCGGGGTGTTCAATCTCGTCGATCATGGCCGCCAGTTTCCGCTGATCGCGGCCCGACAGGCATCGGAAAACGAATATCGGCGCGTCGGCCGGCTGTTCCTTCGTCGGCTTGCCCTGCTCGTCAAGCGTCCTGTCGCCCCGCAGCACCAGGTCGAACGTGTCATTTGGGCTCAGCGGTATCGGCATCTTTCACTCCATCCTTCCTGCCCGTCCAGCAGGCGGGTCTGTCGTCGGCGTCGTCGGCTCGCGCTTCCTCCCGGTTCCCGGGCGCTGCCGCCCTGCTCCCGGCTTCCACTTCCTCCTCCGGCGGCCTGCCGCCGGCGATCTCACCCTCGAGGTATCTCTTCCGCCTGGCGGGCGCAAACGTGTTCCACAGGCTCAGTATCTCCCGGTCGCTGGCCCCGTCGAACCCGCCGTGCCGGCTGCGGACGGCCGCTCGTATGAGTTCGATGTCGCTGCCCGCCGGCGTCGTTCTCTTCCTGCTCTTCGCCATCTTGGTTCCTTTCTCGGACCTCAAACCCCTGCCTGCCCTGCCTACCGGCAGGCAGCCGGGTCAAGGCTCAAGCTGGCCTACGGCGTGACCGCCGCGGCGGTGATCGTCAGTTCGTCGTCGCCTTCGTCCATGTTGCACTGCCCGGACAAATCGTAGCTCGCCTTGGAATCGCGGTCGGCCTGTTGCGGCGCCATCAGTTGCACCTTGGGGGCCGCGATGGTCACGTCCACCGTCCCGTCCGACAGCAGCAGGCTGAACGCCGACTCGGTCTTGGCGATCCACAGGCCGCGGAAGTCGATGTCCGCCGACGCCTCCACCAGCGGATCCATGCCGATGACGTACCGGCGTGCCGCCCCGATGATGTAGTACGCCACGCCCTCGGCGGCGGTGATGTCTTCAAGCGGCTCCACGGGGTTGTTGGGATTGATCGAGAAGCGGCTGATCCGCGGGGTCTCCCCCCCCAGGTCCAGCGTCGCGCCCTTCGCGAGCACCGGCGGCGACGCCGTCTGCGTCGTCGTCGGCATCTCTTCATCTTCCAGCTTGGTGTAGATGCCCGTGAACGTGAATTCGACGAACACCTGCTTGCCCCACTCGCCGGCCATCTCGAACGTCCCTGCCGCCCCGTAAAGCTCCTCGTGCAGCCCGTCGGACCAGACGTCCAGCGTCACGGTGGACTGGTCGTCCACCAGGCTCGTCGGGGCCAGCACGCCCGTATCGAGTTTCATTCCGCATCCTTGCAGGCACGCCAGCAGCCCCGCATCCAGACCGTCGCTGCCGTTGCTGCGGAGTTCCACGCGGAACGTGCACGTCCCGATCGATGGGCCCCTCTCGGCCGTCCACGGCCCGCCGAAGCCGACCGCCGGCTCCCGCTGTATCATGTTGTCTTCGGGATTGATCACCGGATCGTAGACCAGCATCTCGGTGGTGGCTTCCACCGGCGTGCCCTTTTCGGCCTCCACCAGAACGCGGATAACTTTTCTTCTGCCAAGTTTCGCCATTTCATGCTCCTTCACCCGCCCGTCGGGCGGTTTTCTCAAACCTCAAGCCTCTGCCTGCCCTGCCCACCGGCCGGTAAGTCAGAGCTGCATCATGCCCGATTCACATACGGGTCGTTCTCGCTGACGCGGTAAATCACGTCCAGCCATACCGTCAGGCCCTCCGCGCCGCTGGCCGGCTCGGGGTATTCCGTCGCGCCCAGTTCGCTTCGGATCGCCAGTCCGCCGAATGTGCCGTCGGCCGCCAGCGCCTTGCGGACGTCGGCCTCCAGTATGTTCAGCATCTGGTCCATGGGTTCTGTCGCCCGTTCGGACACTCTCACCACCGCATCGCAGGCCACCGGCAGCCGCCAGGCGATGGCCGGCGGGTTGCCGACCAGGTCGTCGTCGGTCTCCCGCTGTTCGGCGTCCTGGATGACGGCAATGCCCTTATCCGCCGGGGCGAACTTTTCGCCCGTCCGCCGCGGGCGGATGACCTCCACGGCCGCCGTGGCGTACCCGTTGGCGGTCGATATCTTCTCCAGGGCCGCCACGATCGCCTGTACGATCCGTTCCTTTACGGGATATTGGGGTTCGTCGCTCATGCGACCGCCTCCGCCACGGCCTCGGCGGCCGCCTCGATGGCCCTGGCCGCAGCCCGGCTCCTGTGCCGCTCGAGCACCAGCCCCACCTGCGTCTCTACCTCGCCAGCGAGGTCCGTTGCGATCTTCTCATCGAGTACCCGCTGCGACAGCTCGCGGATGTTCTTGGCCGCCTCCGGTACTGAAGGCCCGTATCGCTCGGCTATCGGCAACCGCGGGCGGACCATGAAGCCCTTGCCCTTCCTTCGGCCTAGCCGTTTGCTTGTCTTTCTGGCGGCGATCTTGCTCCTCTGAAATTCACCGGACCGCATGAACACACCTCTGTGGCCGCTTGTCATCTGTTGTATAAATGCCCCTTCCAGCCGTTTCCTTTGGCCTTTTCTGATGGCGTAGGACACACCCCTCTTGAGTTGGCGGGCGCCCCACCGCATCAGCGGAATCCGGCGGCCGGAGATATTGATCCTCGCCATTAGGTTCGCGTAGTTAGCCTTGTACAGGAACACGTTGCGGTTCCGCACGTCGCGTGTCTTGAGGTTCAATCTGGCCACGATCCGCCGGATTATATGCGTCCGTGCCGCCACTCCGACCTTGTTGATCGCCCGCGTCAGCACCTTCGGCACCCCGCGCGGCACTTCCGCCAGCAGCTCGGTGATCTCCGCCAGCTGCTTCTTGTTGATGACAATCTCCAGTGTCACCGGCATGTTACACGCTCACCATCGCCTGCGGCATTGTGCCTTTCGTTCGGCCCTGTCGCGCGTATTTCCCGGCTCGTAGGTCGCGGCTCAGCGGGTAGTCAATGTCTTGCGGCTCAGCGGCGTCCGCCATCGCCGTGGCGAGCAGACTCAGGAAATTGGCGATGCCTTCACCCATGCCGCGCGAGGACTGGTGCGCCGTGCCGTCATAATAATCTCCCGCTAGCCACCGGTCCCAGCCGATGCCCGTGGTGTTGTAGATCGTGACGCCGGGGATGTCGTATGTATCCGCCGTTGCAATCCACGTCTCATTGGCGCTCTTGGCCGCCGCATGATCGGCCAGCAGCGGGAATCCGTACCCGCCGGAACCGAACATGATGATCTCCGCATCGGGATTCGCCGCACTCAGCGCGGCGATCCAGTCCCCGATCCGGGAAACTTCCGTCGCAGTATTGGCCAACACCGCAACGTCGGCGTTTTCAATCTCGCCCAGCCACCTGGCCAGCGGGCCGTCCGTCGTGCCATTGGGGCCGATCTCGTTGGTCTTATCCAGGAAGCGTGAGTAAAGGCCCGAACCCGCGCCGGAGTTGACCACTATCCAACCCCATTTGCCTGTTGACCACGCACCGACACCCAGCACCATCACCCCGCGCGTACCGGCCTGGACCTCCATTTCCCAGCCTCGCCATTTCACCGTGTCCGTGGCATCGAGCGCCGCATGGTCCACCGTGATTGTCGCTAAGTCCCATGCGCCGAACGCGAATGTGTCTGTGTCCTTCACCGGCGTGCCGGTGAAATCGTGTTCCAGGGTGAGCGTTGTCTGCCCGGCGGCCTCGGATATGTTCGTGACAACGGCCATGTCCGTTCCCGCAGCTCCGGCAGGATTCAAGACGCAGACCTGGCCGACGCTGATGGCCAGCCCCGTGCCGTCGAGAACGAGTGAGGCGTTTCCATCGCCGCCGCTCGGCGTATAGGCCCCGTCGCCCGTAACATAGGCGTGTGTAAGTGTCGCCGCCGTCGCCGTGGAGATCGCGTCGCCGTAGGCCGCAACAATCGTCTCATCGGCGGTCTGCGATTGGGCGGAATCCCGGACGCTCCTGATCTTGTAGCTGCCGCCGCCGGGGTACTTGAGGATATGGATTGCGCAGCGGATCGGGTCGGTTCGCAGGAATCCGCCCTGTTCATCGAACAAGAGGCGAAGCGTCTGGCTCTGCTGTATCTCCCGGGCGCTGCCCTGGCCTTGCACGCCGCCGTTTCTGTGGCCTAGAGAGAAGCGGCAGGTTGAATTGGAATCAGCGGAGACAACGACGCTGCCGGCCGCAGCGCTGAGTTTCATCTGATCATCCCACTTGTACCCCGCAGCGAATCGGCCTAAGCCGACAGTCCCAAGGGCCGCATAGGGCGGAAGCTGGAAGCAGTCCGTGCCGATAACGCGATTCCCTAGCTGGCGAGCCAGCCCGCCGCACCAGTTCGGGGCATTGCCGTATGGTTCAGGGCCTTCAAAGCACGCACGGCTGTTGCCGCAGATCGTAACCCGCCGCGCCCCGCGTGGCCGGTTCATCGCCAGTTCTTTGCTTATCGGAAACTCCGCAATGGCATCGGGCGTATGCGTCACGGTGGCGATTGCATCGTCGCCGGTGATGGCGGTTCGGGTGAAGAAGTCCATCGAACTCCACGGCGGGTCAAAAGGACTGTCCCAGAACGGCCCTTCGCGCGTGCCGCGGGCGACAGTGACATCGCGGGCTACGAACCACCGCAATAGCCCGGTGCAGGTCGCATGGTGCGGCCCGCCCGAATCATACACCATCGCCCGCTCTATCACTTCCTTGCCGGGCGCTGGCGGCTCATCGGTCGTGCCCGCCTGATCGTTCTTGAAGCCCGGCCTTGTCATCATGCCGCCCGTCGCCCAGAGAACGCCGTCTATGCCTGTCATGTTGCCGGCCACTAGATACAGAGGCGCGGCGGCGTTGCCCGTCGCCCAGATCGCCGCCATATCAGCGGCGTTGATAATATGATTCCGAATACAGTATAGGCCGTTCCCGCCGATCATCCCGTCCGCAGCGCTGATACCCGCACCCAGCGTAACCTTGCTGGGGTACTGCCCGGCTGGCGGCTCGCTTCTTGCGCGGGTCCAACCACTTGACGCTGTTCCTGTCGCGTCGGTCACAAACATCTGCACCCCGCCGGCGACGCAGGATATACCGATCAATATGGGATAATTGCTGGTCAATGTCTGCGGCAAAGTCACATTGCTATTAAGAAAATGATCCGCGCCACATGTGATTACGCCAAGATCGGTCGCGTGGGAATTGACATAGATAACCTGGTTGGGCGTGCCTGCATCGTCATAGATCGTGAATATCTTTCGGCCAGTCGCAGCCGGACGGGGCACGACCCAGGTGAGGATGCTCCACGGTGTTTTCCACGAGCCATCGGCATTGACCATCAACTGGCCGACAGTGGAGGAGATCGCCATCGTAACTGATTGCCTTACTGACTGTAGTCTTAACATGTTAGTTCACCCAGTTATAGCAAAGGTCATCGCCGGCGGACTTGGCCAGGACGTGAATCATGTTGCAGTTGCTCACCTGGTAGGCCACTCTATCGCCAGCAGCTAAGGGCGTTCCTTTGCCATCCTCAGCAGCCGCGCCTACCCCGACCCATAAGCGCCCCGCGTTATCAGGATGGGCGCTGACTATCACTCCCCGACATGCTTGCGCGCTCAAGGTATAGTCCGTATCCGCCGCCGTGCAGTCCTTCGCCAGCGGCGCGCCGCTCGTATATGGCATGACATCGGGGATCTCCACTAACAGCGCCCCGCTTTCCTCGTCCACCATCATGTCCGCCGCTGCCAGCGGTATTCTCATCTTCGCCATCTCGCACCTCTTCATGCCGGACCCGGCGCCCTGCGCCGCCGGCGGCTATTGCAGTTCCAATCTCACCAAATCCGGGTCGCCCGTCTCGGCCACCCGGTCTATGTTCCGCCACGCCGGCGTCGCCCCCTTGCGCTCGGCGACTTTGATCCTGTCGGTCCCCTTGTCGACCGCCCCCGGCGAACTCACGCCGATCGCCGCGTCCTCGTCCACCAGCACTGTCACCGCCAGGCCCGCCGTCGCCCCGTGCATCAGCGGGTCGGGCCCCGAGCGGTCCACTATGGCCGTCAATTCCGCCTCCCCGCCGTCGTGGCCGTAGATGACCTGCTCGGTCAGCCCGAGTTGTCGCATCTTCGCCATCTGTCGTTTTGCCCTGTCGCCGGCCATCTATCCGCCTATCAGTTTCGCCGCCAGCGCCCCTACACCCCCGCCGACGAGCCCGCTGCCGACCATGAACCCCGCCAGGATGCCCCATCGGATCTTCATCTCTGTGATCTTGTCTGCGTTGTCCTGGCTGCGCTTGTCGACGACCTTAATCGGGCAGTTCCGTCGATGCTCGGACAACACTTCCTTCGCGGCGGCGAAGCCGGCTTCCCTGGCGATCAGCCGGACATATTCCGGAAGCACGACCCGGACCTCGTCTTCATGTTCAGTCTTGTCAGCCATCGCGTCTGTCTTCTGCCGCCGCGGGCGGCCGTCTATGGGCTGTCGGTCTTGTCGTCGCCTCGCTTGGCCGTTTCCGCGTCGATCCGATCCTGCCAGTTGAACTTGTGGAGCGTCCAGCCGTCGTATCGCCCCAGCCATACCCAGCCCGCCGGGAGCATCGCGTTGCGCTCTTTGTCGTAGACCGCGACCTGGCCGAACCCGGCAAAGGATTTCGTCAGCAGTAGCGGCGCGTCCGGATGCGGCTCGATCCGCGGAGCAAACCAGTTTCCACACCCGCCGCAGGAAAGAATCCCGACGATCGCCGCCGCCGCGATCATCGTCAGGACGACGCCGCGGATCGCGTCATTTCCGCCGCGGCTGATGTTCGTTCGCCTTTTTCCAGATATCTTCGTCGACCTGCTTGATTGTCTCATCGTCCGCTCCCGTCTGTTTGACTACCTTGTTATCCCGGTATTCCTTGGCGACGGTGCCGATGATCGCCCTGACGATCGCCGCCACAATCGCGCCGAGTTTCGATAGTAACCAGTTCATCATTCGCCCTTCCCCGCCGCCGGGCCGCTACAGGATTCCATTGGCCTCAAGATCCGCGTGAATCACCTGTACGCCCTCGGTCAGCTCCGCGATCGTCTTGGCGTCCGGGGTCTTGCCGGCGGTCTGTTCATAGACCGCGATTACATATTTCAGCGCCATATCGAGTTTGGAAAGTGATCCGGCCGCCGTGCCGTCGGGGATTTCTTTCTCGGCTTTCTTGACCGCGGCGATTATCGTCCCTTCGTATTTCTTCCATTCCGGCTTTGCCAGGTATAGCTTGCCGAGTCCGAAGGCCAGTAGCCCGCCGATCGCAGCGATCGCCGCGGGGCTGTTCGCCGCCTTCCACACGATATCCAGCGTCCCGCCGGACGATTGCCCGTCCGCCGGGGTCTCGCAGCCTGCCATCGCCAGCATGCCGCACACCGCCGCCACAAACAGCATCACCGCGAAAAAGCCCGCGAGTCTCTTTGTCCCTGCGCCTATGTTCATCATCGTTCGTTTTCCTTCATCTGGCGGCCTTGCCCGTATGGCTGGCCGATAGGTACGAGCGTGTGTTTCTTGCCATCCCTCAGCGGTCTCCCCGGCGGCGGGGCGGCCCATCGGGCCGCCCTCACCGCCTGAGGCGAACACGAAGTCCTACAGGGACAGTCTACGGGAAGACAGTCTCGCCGGTGATCGACCCGGCGACGTCGTCCGTATCGAGTGCTGCAAACGTGCTTCCCGTCAGGCTGTGGCAGAAACCGCAGACGACGACCGTACTGGTCCCGCCCTCGGTGATGCCCTCGTGCAGGACGCCGCAGTTGAACAGCCGGATATCGGCCGTCACGTTCCCGCCGGCCATGATCCCGCCGTAAAAATTGACCCGGTCGGCGTAGAAACGGTCGCCGCCGTCGGCGCAATTCAGGTCTACGACGCCTTGGACGTCGCCGTTCCCGCCGTCCCAGTAGATCCGCACAGCGTTACTGGTGTCGCCATGCGTAACGTCGATGCTCAGGTCGCTCGCCGAGTCGGCCTCGAAACCGACGTCGTTGATGTAGACGTTGAGTTTTTTGGTCATGCCCGTATTGTCGAGCTGGATTCCGTCCTTGCCGGCCTCGTCGTGGTCGAACTGCATCCCGGAGAGCCACAGCTCGAAAGTACTGGTCTGCACGCCCGGTGCGACCGTCAGTATCCGGTCCTCACCGGCCGCGACGCCGATCGTCGTCTTCCACTGCTCGCCGGCGACGCCGATCAGCTTGACGCCGCTGATCAGAGGCCAAGTCATTTCCTCCGCCTCGACATAGTTGCCCGGCAGCACGTAAATCGTCTTCCGCGCCGACGTCACAGCAGCCAGGGCCGCCGTAATCGTCGCCAGCGGCGTCAGGAATGAGCCGTCGTTGCTGTCGTCGCCGTTCGGGCTTACCCACATCGAGCCCGCAACGTCGCCCGGGATTCCGCCGTTCAGCAGCACAGTCGACGTCGTCTGGCCGTTGGTCTTGATCTTGGTGGCCACGCCGATCGCCCTGCCGGCCTGCATCGTAGACGTCAGCTTCTTGGTGGAGCTGTTCCAATACAGGGTGGCCCCGGGCGACCATGTATCGGTCGTGGTAGCCGCCAGCTCGTGCTCGCCGCCGTCGCTCAGTATGCCCCAGGCCAGGCTGGCGATATCGACCGCCGCTATGCCGTAGATGGCCGCCAGTGCCACTACATCTCCGCTGGCCACTGCCGCGCCGGTGTCGTTGTACCACCGGATGCTCTTGCCTTCGCTTCTAAAGGTTCTCATTTCAGTTCTCCCGGCCCGCTGGTTTGCCCGGCCGGGCCTGCCGGGTCCGCCGCATTGGCGGGTCGTCTCGTTCACGCGGACGCGCGGACGCAGTCGTGTTCAATCCTGCCCGCCCGGCATTGCGACCCGGACGGGCAGGGCTTAAAAGTGCGTCTAGCTGCCGGGGTTGTAGTACAGCCCGCGGTAGTTGTCGGCCTTGAAGCCGGCCTTGTGCTCGCAGACGGCCTTCAGGTCGCCGGTGTTGAAATCCACCTCGCTGCGGATGATCGGCACCTCTTCGCCCTCGAGGAAACCGATCTGGACGCCGCCGCCGGGCCCGTTGGGGTCGGCCGCCAGGAACCAGCCGTCCGTGATGCTGGCATCGTCGAGATACGGGTTGCCCACGACCTGGGCGAAGTTCCGCAGCGGGTTGGGCACCCTCTGGGTGGCCGCCGGGTCGAACTCGCTGGCCACCAGGGCCCGCGTCGCATCCTCAAGCGCCACAGGCGTGAGGATCGTCCTGGGCCGCAGGTTCAGGATCGCCGGCCCGTTGTCGCCGTCCTCGGCCGTCCTCAGGCCCTTCTGGCTCCGCATGGCGGTCTTGGCCGCCGAAAGCGTTGCCACCGATGGGGCCCCGAGGTCGCCGCCGCTGGCCAGGTTGGCATGTTCTGTCGAGAACAGGGCGTATGTATCGGCCAGTGCCGCGTTGGCCACCAGGATCGCCGTCGAGCCGCGGTCCAGCAGCCTTACAGTCGCCGAGGCGAAGCCCCGGATCTGCCGGGCGAACACGCCGAACGTGTCGTTCCGCATGGCCTGCATCGTGAACCGCATGCCGCGGCTGAAGTTGTAGACGCGCATCTGCTCGCGGCCGTCCTTGACGGTGGCATATCGCACGTCCTGTCCCTCTTCGCGGAGCAGCAGGTCCGGGACCTCGCTGACCGTGATAAGGTCCATGTTGCGGAAGTCCGGCAGCACCACCCGTCCGCACCAGCTCGGCCACACGGCCTCCTGCTCGGCGTCTGCGTACAGCGCGCGGATGGTCTTCCGCATCGCATCGCCCAGGATGTACGGGAAGTCGCTGGTCGACATCGCCAGCGCCACCTGCCCGCCGCAGCGGTCGGCCAGCGCCCTGGGGTTCAGCGCCAGTTCGAGGATCTGCCCCTCGCCCAGCAGGTTCACGTCGGCCACGCCGGCCTGGCTGAGGAGTATGGTCGCCATCCGCACCATCGACAGGTGCGAATACCTCACGGCCTCGGCGTGCGGCTCGCGCCTGGTCAGCCCGGTTGCGGTCCGCACGGCCCTGCCGTGGTGGTCCACCTGATAGAGCGGCACGTCCGCCCGCAGGCATATGGCGTCGCTCATCGCCTCGCGGAGCACGCCGGTCGAGCGGTCCTGCCCGACCTGAATGCTTCCTACGCCGGCCGCCAGCGGCTGCATCGTCTGCGACAGGTCTACAAGCCTCTGCGCCTCGGCGATGCTCACGCCGCGTTCGGCAAGGCCCTGCGCCCACGTCTCCGGCAGGTTGTTCGCCTTGGCCAGCGCGATGATCCCGTCTCGGCGGGTCTTGTCGGCCGCCAGGGCCTCGGCGCTGATCTGCCGCCGCTGCTCGTCGCTGATCTGGCCTGCGGCCGGCGGCTGCTGTCCACCCAGGGCTTGTCCGGTCCCGGCCGCCAGCCCGGTCTGCCCCTCAGCGGGCGTCTGTCCGCCAGCCGGCGGCGACGTTCCGCCTGCATCCTTGGCGGGATCCTTCTTGCCGCTCGATGCCAGGGAATCGGCAAACTCCTTCTGGCTGCCCGTTCGGGTCTTCCAGAAGGCGACGGCCTCTTGTTCGGTCGCTCCGGCCTTCAGGCCGATCGATTCCAGGTACCTTCTAAGTGTCTCGTTCATGGCTGATTCTCCACTATGCTCCGGCCCGCCGGTTTCTCCGCCCGCGCCGTCGCCGGTCTTGTTGGTGTTGTCATGTCCTTTGCCGGCCAGCAGCCCGCTGGGGTTGCCGCCGGGGTCGCCCACAAAATCCACCGAGGTCACCGCCAGGAGGCGGCCCAGCGGCGGCTGGTTTTCCTGCACGACGAATTCCCCTCTGATGAAGCGGATGCTGATGCCTATGGCCGCGGGGTCGCGTTTGGCGATCCTCAGCAGATACGTCCCCACTGTCCCCTGCGGCCCGGCGTTGGCGTATTCGCCGATATGTATGTCACCGCGGACCTGGTTGCCCACGATTCGGGCGTTTCGGCACCGGCCCACCAGGTAGAATATCCCGTCTGTCAGCCCGTCCCACGGCCCATCGGCCAGTTCCGGGTGGCTTATCCGGCTCTTAGCGCCGCCGGGTCTGGCGTTGATTGAATCCGCCGCCTGCTGGAGCATGATGGTGTCGATCTCGAAGGGTTCCCCGATCGCCGGGTACGCCATCCCGGCCGTGAGGATCGCCACGTCCCTGATCGCCCCGCCGCCGAGTGCCCCACCGCTCTCCTCGACCGTCAGCCCCCCCGTCTCCGCCTGTGCCTGCAGGAGGAATATCTCATTTCTCTCGCGGGTCGCAGTTGCGCCCGCCAGCGATTGCTGTCTTCCGTCCGTCTGTCGTTTTCGCCGTCGTCTGTTGCTCACCTGCCGCCTCCCGCTGCCGCGCCCGCAAGGTGCCCGCGGTGCGACGACCCATTGCCGCCGTCGTCCATGAGGGCCTTCAGTATTGCCTGGCTGGCGTACAGCCCAGCCAGCCCGCCGTTTCCATCCCCGTTGTCGTTGCCGCCATTGCCGTCGCCGCTGCCGTCGGGCCTCATGCCAGCCTTGGGCCTGTTCGCCGCCCCCGTGCCCATGAATTTATCCACCACGTCGGCCAGTCCGTATTCCTCGGCGAGATGGCGGAACTCCTGCCATTCGGCCAGCACGTCCCGGACGTCCTTGCCCTGCTCGTTGTAGTATTCCTGCGGCGAACCCCGCAGGCTCCGGAACCTCATATCCCACGCCGCTTGGTCCTTGATCTCGTCGATCGAGTACTTTGGCGGTCCCTGCCAGTTGGTCGTGAGGTATGCCGCCCGCCATCGCGCCTGCTCGTAGAAGCCCGTCGCCGAGAGTCTCCCCTCTCGGATCGCCAGTTCGACAAACCGCCTTCGGATATTTCGCAGGGCCTTTTGTATGAACAGCAGGTCCTGTATCCAGTCGATCTCCGCCCATATGTCCAGTTTTGCCTGACGTTGCGATGAGAAGTTCCCATCGGCATACCAGCGGACCACCGTCGCCAGGTCCAGCCCGGTCCCGGCGGCTATGCCCTTGAGGTGCTCGGCCACAAACGGCGGGTACATCGTGTCCGGCGTCGCCGGCGTGGGAAAGTTTGGCTTCATCCCGGGCTTCAGCACCGGGAAGACCCCCGGTGTAAGGTTCAATCGGACCACGCCGTCATCTTCGCTGGTCGTCGTCGCCGGCGGCTGGGCCCCGAGCGCCTTGGCCACCGCGCTCGGCAGTTGTGCCGGCGCCGGGCCCGATTGCTCGATGAAACCCGGGTACGCCGCCCGCGTCCTGGCCTGGAGCATGGTATAGCTCTCATACATCGCGAGCTGCCGGACCCTGGGCATGACCGGCCGCATCCAGGGCGTCCCCAGCCTCTGGCGGACGCGGTCCTGGCGGTACAGGTGGTTGCATCTTTCGGCCGCCACCCGCTGGCTCTTGCTGGCATATTCCTCGAGGGGATGGGCCGCGGTGTACAGGTGGTAGGCCAGCGGCTGGTTCTGCGGCCCCACTTCCACCCCGCCCCGGACCGCCCTGCCGTCGTAGGTCGCTATCAGCGCGTCCCGCTGCTCGTACTCCACTTCCTGCAGTTTCAGCCCCAGCCCGTCGGCCGTCGGGACGTAGTTCTCAACTATGAACACCCCGCCGGCGGCGAAAAGCTCGTTCATCCAAAGCCGCTGTTTTTCAGCCAGCGTCTTGGTCTCTTCCGCGTCGCACAGCCGCGGGTCCAGGCAGTACTCGTTCCATATCGCATCTAGGCTGGCGTTGAAGCTCTTGAGCATCTCTCCGGTGTCGGGGTGCCTTGCCGCCGAGCGGGCCGTGATCCCGCCTCCCACGACGTATCTGCCGTAGGCCCCCTGGGCGCTGGCGGCGTAGCCGTCGTTGGCGATCATCATCCGGCTTCGGGCCACCATGGTGTCCAGCTCGTACAGTATCGCCTGGTCCGCCGAGCTCAGCGACGCCCGCCAGTCGGCCGTCGTCGCGTCCCGCCTGGCCGCGTCGTTATAGATCCCCACGCTCCCCCACTGCCGTCCGGTGTAGCCCGCCGCGATCCCGCCGGCCAGGCTGCCGATCATCTGGCCCACCAGCCCGCCGGCCCCCGTCAGCGCCCTTGTCGGCGCCGTCAGGATGGCCCTGGCGGCCCTGGCCGCTTTGTTCGCTTTTGCGCTCATTGGGGCTCCTGGAATTGCACCACGGGGGCATAGCTGCCGGCGTCGGTTGCCGCGGCGGTATCTTCGGCGGCCAGGTCCATGAATGTTCGCAGCGCTGCCCGCAGCTGCCCCATGTCGGCCATCGTGTAGGATCGCCCCGCCACGGTGACTGTTGCCTCGGGCGAGCTGGCGAGCTCGGCGATGGCGCTGCGGATGAGCTTGACCATCTGGGCGTTTGTATAGTCCGGCAGTGCGTCGATTTCGTCGGGCGTCAGCGGCGTCATTGCATGGTCTGCCTCTGTGACGTTCGTGAGTGTTGCGGCCGTCGAGCGGCCTCTTGCCCCCGCATCTTCCCTTTGTCCCCGCCGTCTACGCTAGGGGGTCACTGCAACGCCGTTGCATGAATTTTCAACGGGCTTTTTCCGCCCATCGGCCGCAAGATTCTTCCGCCGGCGGCGTAAGCTCCCGCCAGTCGCACCCTTCGCCGTGGGCCAATTCCGCCCATCTCCGGCGGATCACGTCCGCATAGCATCCGTCCAATTCCATCACTCGCCCGCAGCGCCCCGTCCGGTTGTCAGCGATCGCATAGGCCCGAAGCGCCGACGCCTTAAGGTTGCTCCGTACGGCGGCGATCGTCGACCATCCCAGTCGCCTGGCCGCCGCCAGGACGCCGTTTCCGGCGATCGCGAATCCGTCGGCCGACGCGACGATCGGTTTCTGCTGCCCGAACCATCGAAGGCTGGCCTCGATCGCCTCTAGGTTGCGGTCCGGATGGACGCGTGCGTTTTGTGGATCATCCCTTATCGCCGCGATCGGCACGGCCAGGTCGGCCAGCGCCGGGGCGATGCGGTTCAAGTCCGCCGCGGACCTTCGCCGATTCTTCATGGGTGCGATTCATTCCCTGATCGCCCTCGTCCATCCTGCCCGCTGGCAGGTCTTGCGAGCATGCCGGGCGTGTAAAATACCGCGGATCTTCCGCCAAGAAATCTCCGCGGCGTTGCCGGTCAGCGTGATCGCCGCCGGCCGCGCCTGGCTTCCTGTTCTGTTATTTTCCTGGCATCCGCAGCCGCCGTTTGATCTCGGCCACCACGCGATCGGGATCGTTGCCGACCTTGCCCTCGATGGCCGACATCCACCGATCGTACTCCGCCCGCGGCGTCTGGAACTTCAGGTGCCCGATCAGAAACAGCACCGTCCGCTCCCCTCTCTTCCGGCCGTCGGCCCCCGCGCCGTCAACCACTCGCCCCCCCGGCTCATCCACCGAATCGATCAGGTCCTGCAGTTCCTCATCGGTGAATCCCGCCGCCAGGATGTCGTACTCGGCCTCCTCGAGTTCCTGCAGTTGGGCCGCCAGCAGCTCCGCGTCGAACTCACTCAGGTCCGTCGTCCTGTTGTCGGCGATCGCATACGCCTTCGCGTCGTCGCCGCCAAGTGTGGAAGCTGCCGCGGCGATGTGTTTCCACCCCATCGCCTTGGCCGCCGCCAGTATCCCGTTGCCCTTGATCACGACCCTGCGGCGTCTACCGGCGATCGGCCGCGTCACGTAGATCACCGGCGCCTGCTGCCCGAACCGCTCCAGGCTCGCCCGGATGGCATCCATATTCCGCTCACCGTGCAGCCTGGCGTTGCCGTCATCGGCCTCCAGTTCACCGATTTCTATCGCCAGGGATCGCAGGCCCGCGCTGATATGGGCCAGCTTTTCGCCCTTCGTGTTTGTCCGCTTCGCATCGCTCATCTGTCGTCCTTTCCGGCCCGCCCCAGCGGGCCCTTCCCGCACATCTTGGTCCGCAGGCCTCCGCCCGGCCGTAGCCGGACATCGGCCAGCCGGATCAAGCCTCGGTCTTTTCCGTAACGATCGGCGTCACCTGGTCGCACCGCCCGCATGCCCGGCACTTGATGTACCGCGTTCGTCCCTTCGTTCTTTCTATGTTGTAGACGGTCCATGCCCCCAGCGTCGCGCAGCCGGCGCACCGCTTGCCGGCCAGAAGCTCACTCAGCGCCGCCCGCTCCAGCCGCCTGCGCCGCTCGCTCTCGAAACCCTTCTTCGGCGCGGCCGATCCGCCCGTCTTTCCTGCATCTATATTGGCGTCCATTCCAATTACCTTTCTTGCCTATCGTGCCCAAAAAGCGGGCGCTCGTTATAACGGTCGCGGCGTCCACGCATCGGCGCCGCCCTCTGCCGGCGGCTTCTGTGGCCCGCTCGCCCGCGTTAGTTCCTGTCGCTTCCACGCCATCACTTCCTCATCTTCCGCCGGCAGCAGATGCACATTTAGCAGGTATGCCCCCACAATCTGGTAGGCTTCGCAGTCGCGGTAGTCGTGCCGCACGCCGGCTGCCTTGGCGGTCCACACCTCCGCCTTTGTCCGGGGGTCCACCGTCTTCTGGACCGCGGCCATCTGGGCGTTATACTCGTCGTCGTTGGGGATGTTCAGCATCCACGCCTCCGCCGCCTTGGCGGTCATATCTCCCTGACCGTCGCTCTTTTTCACCCCTGCGACTATGAGTTCGCTCAGCAGATCGTTGGCCCTGTGCGTGTCGACCATCAAAGCCCTCAGGTGCCCATAATCGGCCTTTCCCCCCTCGCTCATCGGATTCTTCATCGGCCAGTACAGGCCCACCCCGCTGCGGTTGGCGCCTTTGATCGCTGTGACGATAGGTTGGCGGGGTATAGCGTATTGATAGACCTGCTGGGTCCTCGATGCCTCCATCAGCCTGTCGGCTGTGCCGCCGGAATCTATCAGCGCCCGGGCCACCATAAGCGGCGGAAACTCCCCGCCGTCCACCGTCCATTTCGTCGCGAAGATCAGTCTGTCCAGTTCGTCGAACGTGAGCACCTTGCCATGCCAGACCCTCGCCGACCGCATCCCACCTCCCCATGCCCGTATGACCACGTAAAAGCTGTCCGGCTGCGTGTCGATCGTGGCCGATATAATCCACGTCCACCTCGGCGCCGTGCCTGCCGGCAGGGCGCCCCTTTCGGCGGTGCACTTGGCGGCGAACACGCTCTCTGCCACACGCTTGGCCCGGAACTCAAACGGCTCGGCAAGCCGATTGGTCACGAAAAAGAACAGCGCCGCCGGGTCGCCCTGGCCCCTCAGCCACTCCGCCGCCAGGCTCCCCCAGTGCAGCCACATGCAGTTCAGCCCGGAAACGTGGAATCCCACCCGCGTCTCATGCGGCCATCGCTCGACGTCCTCGGCGTCCTCGTGGCGCCGTCCCCAGAAGTCCACCACGAACCCCTCCGCCGTCGTCCACATCCCCCGGCGGATCATCGCCGTCTTGGCGTGATGATATATCCTCCCCTGGCAGTGCTGGCACTGGTACCACACCGCCCGCTCGCGTTCCCCGGCCAGGAGTCCTGCAAGCTCTCGTCGCCCCTCGGCCTTGCCTAGCCGCTGTCGCCAAGCCTTAAGCCACCGGATTTCCTCCGCCAACCCATCCCGATTGGCCATCCGGATCTCCGACTCCCCCGCCGTGTAATGGGCCCAGCCGCGCCCCGCCGCACCCTCGGCCGCGGCAATCGCCTCCTCCGTCAGCTCCGCATCCAGCCATCGCACCCGCTGCCATCTCAGCACCTGGTAGACCCCGCAATGCGGGCACGGCGCGTGGAAATACAGCTTGACCGACGAGGCCTCGAACAGTTGGCTGATCTTCCCCGCCGTCGTCGTCGGCGTCGACACGTTTACCTGGAGCCGCTGGTCGCCGTAGCTGGTCAGGCGGACCTCAGTGGCCGCGATGGCGTCGGGCTCCTCGCCGGTCCACGGCTCGAACTTGTCCACCTCGTCATTGATCACCCGCCTGTAGGGGTTTGAGGCCATCGAGGTGGCCGATCCGCTCCACATCAGCCCCAGGTGGAAACCGTTCAGCAGATCAATCGACTCGATCAGCGTGTCTCGGCCCTCCCGGCCGATCAGTTCCCTCAGCACCGGCGTCCTGCGGAACAGCGGCAGCACATCGCTCTTGACGATCTGCCGGCCCTTGCCGCGGCTTGGCAGTGTCAGCCCCATGGGGTCCGGCTCGCAATGGGCCCAGTACGCCATCAGCGTCCGCATCGCCTCGCTGCCGCCGATCTGGCCGGCCTTGCGGATGTTGCCCTGCACGATCCCGGGGCGAACCAGTATGTCCATGATTCCCCGCAGGTACGGGGCGTTGTCGTTTCGCCAGGGGCCCTTCCGGCTTCCCCTCCGCAGCCGCCTCCACCGTTCCGCCCACTCGCTCGGCCTGATCTCTTCCGGCAATTGCCACGCGGTCTGTTCCGCCGCGTCCCACATCGGCTCCTCGGGGACCGCCGCCTGGCCGCCCAATGCGTCCGGGCCGGCCGGTTTCCGATCAGTTTTCCGTTTTCTTGCCGCCATCCGTGGCAAAGTCCTCAATGATCGCCCGCAATTGTCTGTTCATGATCGTTTCGATGACCTCGGAGCTTTGGCCGACCATGCTGCTGGCCATCGCCCGGGGCAGTTCCATCAGCCGGGTCTTCACCTCGTGGATCTGCCGCAGGCGTCTGTGAGTGCAGTCTTTGACGTTATGTAGTTCTCCCGCCTCAATAAGCCTCCGCTGCCGGATGAGCAATGCTCGTTCGATCGTCGCCTGGAGCTTCGCCCTCGTCAGCGGTCCCATCGGCGCAAATTCGCCCGTGCCCATCTCGGCGGCCCTGGCCTTCTTGCGGTATGCCGCCGCCGGGTCCGGATTCAGGTGGATCTCCGCCCACGCCTTCACCCTCTCCACATCCCACGATGGCGCCAGCGAAAATGGCCAATCGTCGCGGGCTATCCATTTGCGCACCGTCGATTCGGCCCGACCCACCTGGCGGGCCAGAGATCGAATCGTCTTCGCCTGCATAGGGCCCTTCCTATTGCCCATCTACCAGTCGCCTCACGGCAAGCCTGACGCCCGCCGAATGCCTTATCAAACCTGTTCGTTCAACCGTAATCACTTTATCGTCTCGCACTTGCGCCCCTGCGCGACTACTTTTCCAAATCTCATTTTCTCTCGACTACCGGGCCTCGCTTTGACCCGCACCCGGGCCCGCCGCGTCGGAGGACCCGAAGCCTCTGGCCATTCTCACAGTTTTCGCCCATGCCGCCGGACCGACGGCCGCTTCCATGTGCTTGTTGAACCACCATCGCCAGCAGGCGCCCTTGGGTTTTTTTGTCCGCTTGCGGCGGATGGTGGTCGCCTCCTTGATCGCCCGCCGATGCAGCTCCATAAACTCGACCGGCCCCAGCCCGAGCTTCACCGCCGCCGCCCACGCCACCACGAGCGCCCCGCGTTCCCGCCGCTCGAACTCCTCCGGCCCCTGGGGCGGACGTGCCTTCCTCCCCTCGATCACAAGGTCCTCTCGCGTCGGATACAGCGCTTGGCCCACATCCCGCACCATCACGTCGATCGCCTCGACATACGCCGATTCCCCTCCCCCGAACCCCTCGGCCCCCTCGCAGGCCGGCGACGATGCCTCAGGGTCGGCTTCCGTCGGCTCATCCGGCTCGGCTCCCGGCGGGTGGTGGGTGGGGGCGGCTGGGGCGGCGTCTCCCGCCTGGACCGCCTCTGTGGCGCCTGCCTGCCCGCCCGGGGTCTGATCGCCTCGCGTCCCGCCGTCTCCCGTGGGGGTGCCGCCTGGTGGTGCGTCTGCGGTCTCCAGTGGCGAGTGCGGGGCTTGCCCGTCTCCCGGCTCCCCGTCTGCCGGCAGAGGCGCAGCCGGAGCCGGTTGTCTGAAGTCTCCGGTCTGGCCGTTGCCGTGGGCCGTCGGCGGTGGAGGCGCAGCCGGAGCCGCCGGCGGCGTCTGCCTGTCTCTCGTCTCCTGTCTAACGTCACCCGGCCGCGGTCCGGCCGCCGGCCGGCCGTCGGCCGGACGCCGGCCGGAAACCGGCCGGCCATCGGCCGCCTCGGTTGGCGGGGCGGCCGGGGTCTCTTCTCCCGCAGCGGCGGGAGCCTCGTCGACCTGCTTTGCTTCGTTAACCTCTTCCCCCGACACATCGGGGGCATCGTCGGTCTGTCCGTCCCATACCGGCAGGATCGTCCTGTCGGCCCGGATTGCAGCCTCGATATCCGGCCGTTGGACCCGCTCCAGCAGGCACACGTCGATCAGTGCTTTGATGGCCCTCTTTATTGCCGCCACATCGGCCACGCCGATGACCTGGCCGATCTGCGCCGCCGTCGCCGCCCGGTAGTGGTGATTGACCAGCCAACCCCGCAGGGCCGCGGTACGTCCGAAGCCGTAGTGCCCCAGGATTTCGTCGTAGATGGCCAGGCTCGTCAGCCCGCCCCTGGTGGCCTTGATCGCCTGCCGTTTCATTTGGTAGCGGATCCCGGCCTCACTGCTGTCGGCGGGCGAGCGGAATTTGCCCCAGCCCAATGGGCTGGACCGCCCTTTGCGGATGGCATCCTCCGGCAGCATCTGCCACAGGCCCGCGATATACAGCACCGTATCGTGACCGTCGTCTTTCGTCATTCACATATCCTTTTGCCCTGGGGCAGGCGCATTTGCCTACCGGCCGGACAGGCTGCCGGCGGGGCGTACAGGGCCTCGCCCGCCTGCGACAATCAAGGCATTTTCCCTTGGCTACTTCGCGACGGCCTTGGCCAGCTCGTCGATCCGCTTGGAAACCGCCGCCCGCCGCCAGTCGCCCCGCAGACCGAGCGCCTGGCAGGCCAGCAATGCATCTCGATCCTCGCATTCGGCTATCGCCGCGAGCGCATCGGCCTTGCGGCCCTGCACGATCCGGTTGCGAAGATGGTTCGCCGCTTTTTGCCCGTCCGTCTCGCCGCCGGCATCGTCGCCGCTACCGGCGCCCATGGCCTTCTTGGCCGCTTTGGCCTTCTTGCCCTTCTTACCTGGCTCGGGCTTCTTCTCCGCCGGCTCCTCAGCGAAATCCTCCTTCTTCGGCCTCGGCGGGATATCCACTCCCCGCGCCGTCGCGATCGCCTCGGCTGCGTCGACCTCCGCCATCGTGTCGGCGTCCAGCGGGACGTTTTCCGCCCCGCCGCGGTAATCGATGCCCGGAGCTTCCATCATCACGCACGCCGATTCCCGCCACAGCTCGGCAAGGATCTTCCCGCCGATCTCCGTCTTGCCCTCGGCCAGGGCGATCCGCATCTCCAGCAGCTCGTCACGCGTCCGCGACCAGTGTGACGGGGATCCCTCAAAGCCGACATAGCGGGCGATGATGGTCTCGACCATTCGCTTCGGGGCCCCGGCTGCGAACCCCTCCAAATATGCCGCGATCGCCTCGTCCACGGCCTGAAAATACTCCCACATCGCCACGGCGAGCTTCTCGGCGGCGTTGCGCGGGAACGCCGCCTGAGCCTTCTCAATCTCGCTCTGCCTGATTTTCGATTGACCGGCGTTGCCTGTGCTCTTCTTGCCCCGCCCCTTCTTAACCTTTTCGACGCAGGCCGGGCATATCGCCCCGCTGTCGGTCGATGTATATCCGCTCACGGCGTCGGCGATGCGGCCGCACGACTGGCACACGTCCAGCCCCGCCTTCTTGGCCTTGGCCGCGGCGGCGGTGCGTTTCTTTTTGTCCGCCTTGTGTTTGGCGGCCTTGACCTTCTCCCAGGCCTTGCTCTTGGCCTCGTAGCATGGCCGGTTCGTGCAGTATCCCTTCTTGTCCGATCCCTGCGGGCGGATGCCCGCAAAGAGCATCGGCTGGTCGGCGTAGCTCGCCGTGTTGTCCGGGCAGCCCTCGCAGCGGCCCCGCCCGGCCGCCGCTTTGAACGGCTCGCCGGTCTCAACCTCGTGCTTCAGCCACCCGCAGGCCGCCAGCCCGCACATCGCCCATGCGACCTGCTTTCGCAGCTCGGCCATCGACATTACGTAATCGCGTGGGTCCCCGGCCGCGTGGCCCCAATACTTGACCTCCACCCATCCGGTCTTTTCGCCGCCCCACCTCAGGTTCGTGGCGGCGCCGGCCAGATCGATCTGCCTCTTGACGTCGCCGACGCGGGCGATCAGTTCCGCCTGGTGCACCGGCAGCCGGCCGCTGGCCGCCAGCTTCATCACCGGCTCGGCCAGCCGGGTGAGCGACAGGTGCCTTCGGACCGTATCCTCGGATATGTTCGCCTGGTGGGCGATCTGCGCCACGGACATCCCCGCCTCGGTGGCCTGCCCGAATACCGCCGCCACCTCCGCGTGGTTCAGGTCCCGCCGCTGGACGTTCTCGGCCAGCCTGGCCCGTGCTTCCCACGCGTCATCGACGGACGCATAGAGCTTGGCCTCGACGAAAGTCTCGCCCGCCCGCTTTGCCGCCTCGAGCCGTTGATGCCCGGCAATCAGCCGGAACGCCCACTTGCTGCCCGCCGGCATCTTGCGGGCGACGATCGGCTGGAGCATCCCCAGCTCGCTGATCGACTCGCCCAGCTCAGCCAGAAACCCCTCGTGCATCTCCGTCCGCAGGTTGTGCGTCGCGTCGATCTGGTCGATCGGCAGCATGACCAGGTCGGCCCTCTTCGCCCCGGGCCCGCCTTCGGGCCCCGCGGCCGTCAACATGTTTGCTTCGCGTTCGCTCATGGTATTATCCTTTGCTTTGGTTTGCCTGCCCGCGGGCAGACTTTGGGGTTCATTCCCGGGCCCGCCTCATTCGTCAGTCTCTCGCGGGGCCCATTCTTCGGGGGGCCTGCGGCCGGCGCCCTGAGTGATCAATTCGCCGGCGGCGCGGGCGAACTCCCGCCGCGTTTCGTAGAGCCGGTGTTCCTCCATCGGCGTGATCCGTCCGCAGTTGGAATAGACCTGGAGGACCGCCGCCACAACGTCGGCCATCGCCCCGGCCGCCTCGACCGCCGTCACAAGCCGCTGCGCCGCGTCGATCAACAGCCCCTCGTCGACGCGGTACTCGTGCTCGTACTGTCCGGCCCGGCCGTCGACCCGCCGGCGGACCGCGGCGATCGCCATCGCCGGATCGCTGCCCGGTTCTCCCGTCGAACTCCTCGCATGTTCATCGCTCATTGTTTTAGCCTTTCTTGCGATTCGCGATCGCCCGCCTCAGACGGCCTTGCCCGTCGCCGCACCTATGAGGACTTTGGCCGGCAGTATCTTTCCGCCGGGCGTGACATAGATCAGCAGCCCGTTCAGCAGGAAAAGGAACCCGCCGTCGTGCGGGGCGCATTTCGCCCCAAGAGCCGTCGCCATCTCATAGGCCCCCGCCACCCGCGCGTCGCGTGCGATTTCTTTCTTGCTTGCCGCCCGGCCGGTGTGGGGCAGCGGCCGATCGTACTGGCCGCGCTCGATGATGATCTCATCGTCGACATTCTCGCCCGCGCCATCCGCCGGCGGCCATTGATCCGTCTGTTCCCTTTGGCCCCTTTGGCCGTACGCCCCGCGCTTGCCTCTGGCGGAAGGCAGGACGTAGTCCGTATAGATCTTCCGCTCGGCGGGGTCGGCCGAGTGCGCCCACTTACCGTGCTTAAAACACAGCCCGCGGCTCTGCACCTCTTTTCCGCAGCCCGGCACGCAACACGTCTCATTGGTCGTCTTGCTCATTGTCGCGATTCCTTTCCCGGCGCGCATCGGCGCCGCCGTCATTCGTCCGTGAAGTCCGCCAGCGTTTCACCCTGCCCGGCGGCGTCTTCGGCGTCTTGGGCGTCTCCGGTCTCTGCCGTCGGCTCTGCGCCCGTCTCAATCGCCGCCAGCCCGACGACCTTGCACCCGCCGGCCCGAAGCGTGTTCGCCCACTTTGAGGCCATCTCGATACAGTGATTCTTGACAAGCCCTTCGCCGCACGTGGCGATCGTCTGCCCGTTTTCCGGGCACACAAATCGGAATCCCCAAACGTCCCGCCTCGCCCGGCCGGGCCCCTTTGTTGCGTGCCGAAAAATCTCGATTTTGAGTTGCTTGAATCGCGCCATGGTTTGCCCTTTCAGTTGTGCTCGTTTCGCGTTGCCATTTCCCGGTTATCCGCCCTCCGCTTCGGCGCGCATCCTGTCGACGTATGTCTGCGATATGTCAATCGCAATGCACCGCCGCCCCAGCTTCATCGCCGCCCTGTACGTTGTGCCGCTTCCGGCCATCGGGTCGACGACCAGGTCCCCGGGCTTTGTGGATAGCAGTATGCACCGCTCGACGAGCGCCTGGGGGAATTGCGTTGGGTGCCATCGCCGCCGCTTTTTGAACGTCCCGCACACGCGGGGGAAGTCCCATACATCGTCAGGCACGCGCCCGCGCGGGTCCGCGCGCTTATCGTTGTACTGCGTCTGCCGGGCCGACGGCTCGCGGATCGCATCCGGATATAGCGGCGCCCCGTCTTGGCGGATCCGGAAGATCGGTCGGTAGCCGTTGCCAAGATCGTTCTGCCGATACTGGCCGAACGTAAACCGCCAGATAATCTTGCGGACCTCGCAGCGATCCCAGGTTGCCATCATCGGCCAGAGGACCGGCTCGTAGCGGGCGTTCGGCGTGAAAAAGACGGTGGTCCCGTGGACCGTGGACCTCGACAGCCACCGGCGGAGCGTCGACTCATATTCCGCCGCCGGCAACCTGTCCCGGTAGCCGTCATATTGCAAGCCGAGATTGTCGGGCGGGTCGAGAAAGATCATCTCCGCGTAGATCTTGTAAAGTGCCAGCATCCCCGGCCCGTCGCCGCAGACGATACAGCCCTGCGACTCACCGGCCATGACCGCTGCGATTTCGGCGTTCATTTGGCGGCCTCTCCGGCCGATTCTTTTGCCAAGACACGGCCAGTACCAGCGCAACAGCAACAGCGGCCCTGAATTATTAGGCCCGCCAGATTCATAGTTTTGATCCCCATATCGCAGTTAGTACAGTCAGTCCATTCCGGGCCCGTACGAATAACGGGGATACCTTGACCTCGATGAATCGCTCGCCATTCCTCATCACTGAGGCTGCCGCTTCTTTCATATTGGCGCGTCCTTTCGTCAGGGGTTTCGCCACGGCACTTGCCACCTTCGGTATTCATTTCGCCGCCTCCGCCGGCAGGGCCTCAAGCTGCTTGAGTGTGCCGGGCATCTGCCCCGTGGATAGGGCATGTCGAATGTGCGGCAGCGCGTGCTGGTAGATCGTCGCCCCGTCGGCCATCACGATGTACGGCATAAAGGCCTGCTCGAAACTTAAGACCCCATCCTGCACGCCGACCAATAGCGCCTTGACCACAAGGCACAGGCTCCGCCATCGGCGGCGGACTTCCCGCTCCCAATCGGCCATCGCCTGCGATTGGCTACGGCGCTTGCCGGATATCGGCGTATGCGTAAATACCGGGTCGTTGCGGTCCGGCAATGGGACGGACATTTGGCAATGGATCCGCCTGTACTCGAAGGCGATTTTGGCCTCATTGCCGTTACTGTAGTATCCAAAGGCGTCGGCGCCGAACCGCCGGAGCTGTCTTTCAATCTCCGCCCGGCTGCGATCCTCGCTGACCTGGGTTTTGTTGGCATAGGGCATTTATCAGTCGCCCTCCCAGTTCTCAGATTCGCCGGCGTCGGGCAGTTCAGCAGCCCCGTCTGAAGCCCTGTCCGATTTTTCCGCGTCGGCCTTCTCCAGTTTCCGCTCCGTCCAGAACGCCTCGCAGGCGTCGGCGATCCTGTCGACGGCGGCCTTGCCGATACCGCGGATCTTCCGATACCAGAAATCGCCGTTGACGTTCATCCAATCCGTCAGCTCCCCAAGCGTCGTGATCGGCGTAGAGTTCTCGGCGAGTTTCTTCAGGATCCCCGGCGTCAGCCCCGGCCCCGGCAGTCGGTCCAGGTCAATCTCGCGCCAGTCGTCATCGTCGTCGTCGACGCCGATAAGCGATAGCACCTTTGTCGGCGCACCGTTCGCAGCCTGGACTGTCGGCTCGCCGTTTTCATCGAACATGCGGCCCTGCCCGCCCTCGGCGTCGCCGAGGAGGTCATCAAGATACGCCTCCGCCGCACGCAGCGTCTTTCGCAGTTCCTTTAGGTCCGCCAGGTCATCCGCGCATCGGCGGCGCAGTTCAACCACCCGCTTATGTGCCGCCGTGATCTCCGGCGGGAGCATCTTTGTCTCTGTTTGCGTTTCTTCGCCTTCGCACATTGCATTGTCCTTTCACGTCCGTTGTCATGCCGGTTAAAAAAATCCCGGCGGGCGCATTCCGTGGCGCCTAGACCCGCAGGCCGCTCGGTCGTCCATGACCCGCCGGGTTTTTTGCCCTTCGCGTCGCCGGCTCTCGCCGCTCGCGTCAGTCCTCGGTATCCGCCGGCGTGATGTCGACGAAGTACGAACGCCCGGGCTGGAATTGTGTCTGCTCGGTATCCGGCATCCTGATTTCCAGATGGCCGCCGGGCCTGCACCTGGGAAATTCCGAGTCCTCCCCGCCGCACTCGATGACGGTGGAAAACTCGACCGTTCCCTCAACGACGGGCTTGCCCTCCTCGTCGTACCCATCGGCGCATCGCTCGATCCGATCACATTTGAATTTTCTTCTCACCTTCATCTCACGGTCCTTTCTCGCTGCTTCGTCGTTATCCCGGCACTACGCCGGGCTTCGCGTCCGCCTGCCGTACGGCAGGCCCTTTGCGTCCTTCGTGTTCACTCGCCGGGCCAATAGACCCGATACCCGTGGCCGAGGAAGTCGTTTCTCCGGCACTCCTGGCGATAGTATTCGTCGGGGCCGAACTCTTTTCGCCACAGGGTGCACGCCCACAGAACCGCCGCAATGAACAGTCCCACCGCCGCCAGCGTGATCGCCGCCGGCCCGATCAATAGCGCCGCCAGGACGCCCGTCGCCGTTCGGCCGGCGGGTCCCAGCTTCGCCCAGCGCCAGCACCAGTAAGTCACGTTTCGTTTTTCTTTCCGCATCGTCATCGCGATCGTCCTTTCTTCCGGCGCGGCAGAGCCCGCCGGCCATCGCCCGTATCCCGCCGCCCGGATTCGCCGGATCTCCGCTTGGACCTTGGCGAAATACTCGGCCGTGGTCTGGCCTTTGATCTCGCGCTCCGTCATTCGCCCGTCGATGATCGCCACGGCGAAGCGCGTCAGATATTCGGTCTCGATCTCGCCAATCGTCCTGCTGGGAATGATTCTCATATCCCGCTGCTCTCCCTCTACCTGTCGCCCGCCCGAACGGCACAATCGCCCGCGACATCCATCATGGCCGGTAGCTCGACAACGATCTCGTCTGCGTTAAGGTCGACCAATTCGCCGGGCTTTGCTCTTACGGTCCGGAAGGTCTCCGTCTTCTTATTCAGGACACCCACCCATCGCTTCGTCGGCCCGACCCCGGCGATATCGCCTGCGATCCGAATCACCTTCTCACGTTCGACTGTGTCGATCGGCGCTTGATCGAGCATCGACGCCGGCACATTGCCCGCCGCCAACTCGACCGCCAGCAGAAAGAGCGAGAGCTGTCGGCTGGTAAACTGCCCCCGTTCGACCGCCTCGACGTGCGCCTGGAGGTGCGCCAAGGGCGCGCTGACACCGACGATTTTTCGATTGACTCTCGCCGACTTTTCGATCTTCGCCTTGCGCCGCACTTCCGCCAGCGTTGCCTTTGTCGTATCTGCAAGGCACGCAATCCCCAGCACCTTCTCATCCGATTCATCCAGCAGTCGGGCGACCAGGCTCCGAACGGCCGGCGCTGAACGTCGCAGGACCGCGGCAATCTCATCGGGCCTTTCGCCACGGTCGAGGGCCTCAACCACCATCGAGATCTCACCGATCGTCCATCGTTGATTATTTCCTGACGCATCTCCTCCCCCGCGGGCCTGGGGCTCGACCCTAGCATCGCCCCCTGGATCCTTCAGCAAGGCCAATTGTCCGTCATTCTTTTCGCCTTTCGCTTCCTTCGCGTTCGCTTCACTCATTGTGGGCTCCTTCCCGTCTATTGCCGGCATTCATGATCCCGCTGTTCTCAATGCTTTAACTTCGCGACAGTCCGACCGGGCGGGGCTCTTCATCGTCCGCACGGGCGATGCGTCGTCGCCCCGCCCGAGGTCGGCTTCCGTCGGGTTGATTCTCCCCGGCCGCTCGACAGCCCCGTACCGCCCTGCAACATAGGGAGTCCGGCATGGCATTCGCGGACGCGGGTCCAGCCATCCGCCGATGATTTCCATATCCTCATCAAAGGCGACCCCAGCTTCGCAACAGGCCTGTGCGTATCGGAACCCCTGAAACCCGCGCATGGGGATCGGCCTGATCCACGTCCACGTGTTGGCAGGCATATAGACGTAATATCCGGGCAGCCAGAGCCTGCCCGTCGTATCGCACCGGCGGTGCGTGGAGCGGTGCTTGACCCGGCTGACCAATGCGTATCCTCGAACGTAGCCGTCCTCGACGTAGTAGACCCGGTCGCCGGCGACTACATTGGGGTTGGCGTGATCCGGGAACCGCCGAAAGTACTCACCGCCGCCGGCGGCGACGGCGTCTGCCGCCTCTTGTGCCGCCGCCCGCATCTGCGCTTTCGGTGTCGTCACAATGATGTCCATTAGTTTCCGCCTCCGGCGGGCATGTCCGAGGTTTGCGGTGTGTGGTTTGCGGCTCGAGAGGCGATGAACGCCAACATCTCAGAAGAGGTCACAGCCAGGCAGTCGAACATCCGGACCATTAGTTCGGGCTCGCCGTCGGACAGGAGAATAACTGTCGGTTTCCCCCGGCCCGCGGCCCATCCCATTTCCATCGATGCGCTCCGCCCGAACGGTTGCACCCCGACGAACAGGTCGGCCCACTCCATCGCCTTGAAGTCCTGCCCGTAGGCGTCGACCGCGATCGGATGGCCCAGGGCGGTGACATATTGTCTTGTGCTCCAGAGTCGATAATCTGGGTCGATCTCTGACCAATGAAAACCGTGATTCCCCTCCCGCGGGTTGCGGAAGTCATACACTTCATGCCCGGCGTGACGCAACTCGCTCACTACCTGGGGTTGCCATACGTTCCGCCAAGATGATGCGATATATATTTTCACTTCTTGCCCTCCGTGCTCTCCGTGGTCTTCGTGGTGATCTGTTTTTCGAGAATAGTCACATCCAGCCACCGCACGCCCCATGCCAGGGCCTCGGCGTGTGTGCGGAAAAACACGTCTAGCCTGTCGCCCTTGATCGCCCCTCCCCTGTCCAGTACCGGCACGGGTCGCCCGTCCGCGTACCCGGGAACCTGGACCATCGCGCCGAAGGCTATGTCTTTCGGCGCTGCGACGAAGCGCCCGCCGTTTGCCGTGACCGGCTCGCCGCCGGCGGTGATGCCGTCGGCCTGCGACCCGCAGCAGATGGCGCATGGGCAGTACGCCGTGACTCTCATCCGTCTGACGACAGGGGCGGGATGCGTGCGTTCAAAAAAACCGGCGGCGGGAGGCTCCCGTGGTGCTGCCGCCACGGTTATCGCCTTGCAACTCGGGTAGGAGGGGCCCCGGTCATCAGCCTGCCGACCTTTCTCAAGGGTCGCGGCGAGCCCGCCGCCGGCTGACCCAATTCCAGAGACTCGCCAGCTCCCGGCAGGCGAGTCTAGACGATCGACTTCCTCACCCCCCCGGGGGGCCGCGATTGCTCTCGGCCTCCCCGCACCGCCAGCCGTCAGACAGTACGGATCCTCAGCCACTGTAGCATTTTTTATCAATTCCCCCGCCTTGGCGGGCCTGATCGCCAGGAGCACGATCACGCCCACCGCCGCGGCCAGCATCGTAGTCAACACCAACGATCGCGTCCGTTCTCGCCGGTACATATCGTTCAGTTCATTCCATGTCGGCATGGATGGGAGTTTCGACTTCCTAGTCTTGTTCAT